GGCATTCATCGGCTGCGCCGTTCCAATCCCCCGCGTCAATACGCTTTTTAAACGTACTGATGCGGTAGTTTCCGAGGCCACAGTTGTAGGCCCAGCTTGTCACAGCGGCAATGCGTCGGGGCAGTGCTGTTTGTATGCTTGGCGACATCCTTACCAGACCACGAACAAAATACTCCACATGGTGATCCAGCGCATCCTCGCACTGCTGCATCGTCCAGATCGTACCGGGGTTGATGTTGGGTCCGGTGGCTCCCCAGCCAATCGTCCAAGGATGTCCTCTGGTACCGGGATCGGGATACGCTTGAACGCGTCCATCAGGCAAACGCTTTGCTAGCCCTTCAAAGGGTTTGATCAGTACATTTTTGCAAAGCGTTTTTGCTTCATTCACTTGTACTTCTCAATACTGCGACCAACGAACCAGAAGGTGAGCACCATCGTGAACAAACCAAAGTCATCTTCATCCCAAGTTTTTACTAAGACTTCTGCCCAAGGCGCACCCGTTTGAAATGCAAGAACAAGCGAAGCCGTCTTGACTGCTGCGTACATTGAAAATAACGCCCAGGTGATTCCTGGACGTACCAAGGCAGAGATTCCAGCCACAAACCAACCTGCTGCCTTAGCCGTTTCAGCCTGTTCTTCAAAGGCCGATTTGATGGTATCAAGTTGCTGAACACTGTAGTCAACATACTTTTCCTCCATACGAAATTCACCGCGCAACTTCTCAAGGTCGGTCTGAAGCTGAAACATACTCAACTCATGCTGGCGTTCGTTCTTTTTATCCAAGAACTTCAGCACTTCTGGCGCTAACCTGAATAAGCCGCCGAAGATCGAACCAAGAAGACCGCCGCTAAGAAGATCAAACACCTAATAACTTCTTAAAAAAAATTGCAGCAGCGCCAGGGCCGAGGAGCACGGCAACCATGACGGCGTACATCAGGTATTCAAGTTTCTTCATCTTTTGCGAACCGTCGTCAAATCGCTCTTCAACGCGGCTGAATGATTGCTCAATAGACTTATAACGTTCGGCGCAGACGGCCTCGTGAACGGATAAACGCGTTTCCACTTCTTGCTCCATAACTATCTCGACAAATTGTTTTGGTTTGAAGGGTTAGGGTTAAGCATGTTGCGCTGCGCCTCCCGCGTTTTTGGGCCTTGGCCGAGCTTTTGCTTAGGCGTCAATCTTAACTGATCTTCGAGTTGTTCGGCTAAATCCATAAGACGCTCACGCTTGGCGACTGCTTCACGTCGCGCTTGCTCAGTCCTTGCTCGTGTGGCGACCTGCTCAAACGCCTCTGCTTTTTCTCTAGCTTTAGTTACCGCGTCTTGGACCCATTCGCGATCCATCATTTTGTTGGCAATCGCTTTATCGTCTAGCGATTTAAATCCTGGCGCAACATCCGCTAAATCAACTTTGGTGCGGCTCCAAGCAACTTTTTCCGCAGCGGTCATGTCAAACGTGCGGCCAGACGCTACTTTTTGCGCGGCAGACTCTAAGCTAGCACCAAAGTTTTGAAACGTCTCAGGCGTTGCACCTTTAATACCTTCGCTAGTTGTGCGTAAACGTCCCGTTGTCGGGTCAAGTTCTAGCACTACCTCACCACGCGTAGGCTGACGTTTAGCCGCAGCTTCTGCCGCTTGTATTGCTTCTGCTTGAGCACCAAGTTCACGCGACACTTGGGCGCGTCTAGCATCTTCAGTGCGAAGTGCATTGATCGTACTCGCAGCGCTTGGGGACGGTAGTAAACGATTTTGAGGCTGAGGTACGCCCGTTACAATCGGCTGCGGCGGTACACCAGGCTGTGATGGTACGAACACAAAATTAGGTTGGTATGGTCCTTCGCCGCGCATCAACACGCGCATCTCTGGCTCATACGGCACCAGCGATCTTTCGCGTGGGATAGGAGGCGCTAATGATGGTTGGGGTTCAGCTACCGGAATACGTCGATCACGTATCGTTAGCCCTGCTTGATACTCAGGCGACGCAAGACGATTAGCAGCTATGCGTTGCGCTATCTCACCAGCGCCCGCGCCTAACACCGACCCTAACGCAGCACCAGGATACCCGCCAAGTGTGTACCCACCTAAACCACCTAACGTGCCTGCAAAACCTGTACGTCCTATGGACGCCATAGCGCCTAACGGCGTGCTTACCTTGGGACTAAACACATCAGGAAAGTTACCGGCAATTCGACCCAACGATTTAACATCGCCAGTAAGTACGTTGTCTTTAGCAGTGATACGCGACAGTTTCTTAGGGTCTACTAAACCTGTATTGAAGTCCGTTGCGTTTTCATACACATAAGTACGCGCCATCTTTTGCCGCGCATCTCTAAACTGACTGAGCAACTTAGGGTTAGAAATGTTGGACTCAATCATTGACTCCAACGCGTTAGCGACCGCTAAGTTAGTGTCCGCTACATCTAGCGCTGCCAAGTCAGCGTTTTTGTTGTCGTACGTTTTACGTGCGCGTTGACGCAGTGTTCTTACGTTTTCAAGCAGTTGATTGCCCGTTAAACCCGCATCGACTTTTACTAAAGCATCATCAATGATGCCGTTAATTGATGCTGCGTAACGGTCAGACCCAATCAACGATGAATCAGGACGCAAGCTATCAAGTTGTGTTTTTACTGCTTGGTCTGCCGTTAACGTAGGTAATTTTCTAACCTCGTTGTACGGCCCTGCTAACTGTTCTCGTGCCTTAGCAAATGCGTCTCTGTTTGTAAGTTGCGTTGTTTCAGGAAGGTTAAGGTCTTTTAACGCGACTTTACGTACTTGCTGTTGGTTAGTTGATGCAATGGTTTGTTTACCGCGCTCACCTGCCATGCCAGCAAGTGTTCTAGTTGCAACGCCAGGTTGAATATCGACAGGATTGATGACGATCCCTAAACGCTGTGCTTCTTTAGCGGCGTCAATCTGAGGTCCGCGAGCATAATCTTCTAATGATTGGCGCTGGCGCCGTGGCTCAAGAATACTTTTTTCTAAGGGTAATTTAGCGCCTGCAACCACGTCAGCAGCCAACTCCGTACCTACCTTCGCAACGGCTTGTGCTGTAGGTTTGGCTTTCTTAGCGGCTACGGGAACTAGCGTTCCCATCATGTTTTCTACGTCAAGCGTCGGTATGCCTGTCTTCTCAGAAATCCATTTAGCGCCTTTCTGAAAATTCTGCCCTATGAAATCCACAAGCTGGCGACCAACTTCTTGCTCATACTCTGGCGTACCTACGACACCAAAAGCGCGGCCAAAAGGTTTTTCAATCTTACCGGCGATGCCTTGCGCGGTTGCTTGCGCTTGTTCAGGCGTCGAGCCAATCCTTGCAAAAGGATAAATAACTTGTTGCGCCACCGCAGGCAGTACCCCACCAACCGTAACGTCTGCTAACGATGCAAAGCCCCTACCTAAGCCGGTCGTAAAGTCACCTCGCCGTGGGCCTGGTATTTCTGATGGCGTTGGTTCGACAGCGGGTGCTTGATATAGTTCAACAGGCGCTGGAGGCGGCGCAGCGAACTCAGCGAAAGGATTTTTTGCTGGTGTTGGAGCGTACTGACTAAAAGGATTCGCGGCCATTTATTTACCTCCCAACACGCGTTTTGCGGCCCCCGCACCAAAAATCTCATCAAACTGTTCAGGGGTGCCTTTTTTAGCTTTTAATGCGTCAATCGCTGCTTGCGGTATGGGCGTTGCTGCTGGTTTAGCCGCAGGCGCTGTAGATGGTCGAACCGCAGGTTGAGCAGGCGCTCGTCCTGTTGGGATTTGATTGACTAATGATGGTGCAGCTCGTACGTTTTTTAGCTCTGGTCGCTCAAATAGTGATTTACCGCCTTCGCCAGCAAACCACGCATCTTCTGCGCCATCGTACGTCTTATTAGCTTTCCACCACTTATCGTAAAAATTACGCTGTTCAATATCTCGGTTAATCTGCGCTTTGGCAACGTTGATAAGGAATTTGTTGGCGTCTTTTGTATTACCTAGTTGAGCGCCGGTCTGCGTGATTCGCTGCGCGTCAGCTTCGGTCTGTGGTCCTTTTTGTTCCAGTTGGCGTTGCAACACCGCAGCAGACGCGTTACCTAAGAATGTTTGAGCGTCGGTTGCGTATTTTTCTGCGTCTGTAACACCTAGCGCCGCTAATACTTTAGCGCCTGCTGCTTTGGTTTCTGTACCAAAACCTGTGTCAAAACCTTTATCAAGAATAGCAATATTTGACTGAAGCGCCGGTAATGAACGTGCGCCGATACGCGCAGCTTCCGATATAGCTTCGTACTGCTTAACCAACAATTTGCCTCGGTCGCTTTGTTCAGCTTTTTCTTGCGGAGGTAAATTGATATTTTGCACAGGACGCGTCATGGCGGCTATACGTACCTTTTGCGCTTCTTCTTCCGGTGTTAGTAGTCGATCTGGTCTACTAGCCGTTGCCACACGTATTTTTTGCGCCTCTTCTTCTGGCGTTAACAGTCGATCAGGTCTACTTGCTTGAGCAATACGTATTTTTTGCTCTTCTTGTCCTGGAGTTAACATTCTTTCTGCTGATTCTATGCGTAAAGCGTTTTCAATTTGCGTTTTTATTAGTTGTGCTTCCGCTCTAGCTGCTGGTGAGTCAATATTGACTACTTGTCGAAAACGGTTTTGTAATTCTCTAACTGTTGGGCTTACTGTTAAGGTAGCGGCAGGGGCAGGCGCAGAGGTTGCAACAGGTGCAGCTAAGGCGTTTACAGGTGCTGGCATAGGAGCAGCAGCGGCTGAAGGCGCTAGCGCGTTTACAGGTGCAGCGGTTGGAGTTGGTGAGGGCGCAGGGCTAAGCGCACCTTCTGTCTGACGTAAGTAGTCTTCGTATCTTTTTTGGTTATCTAACTTTTCAAATATAGAAATCGCTGTCTTTACAAACTCAGGTCTGCCCGTCTTAAACATTGCTTCAGCAGCAACTCTTAAATCAGGTGGCCCACCTTTAGCTGTAATTGACGATTGAATCTGCGACAACGCGTCGCGCTCTCGCATAATCTCATCCATCTTAAGCGCGTTAAACTGCGCCGCAGACGCCTTGCTGTATTGGTCCAACGGGTCTTGCAGTTGGATACCTCTATAAGACAGCGCAATGTTTGGATCAACAAGGGCCATGATCTACCCCCCTGGAGGTACAAAAAGTTCGTCGTAACTACTAGGCGTATAAGAATAACTATAGTCAGTAATTGGCGCTGCTTGTTGCGGGAAACGAGCGTTTAAGTAGTTCTGACCCTGCTGATAATTCAAATACGTACCAAGACCTTGAGCCAGTGCGTTAGCGCCGCCCACGTACCCTGACGCTCTCGCTTGTGCGGCTGCGCCCAGCGCCTGACCGACGTTGCTTGCCATTGCTTGACCTGCTTGGCCTAGTTGATTCGTCGCTGTCTGGCCGACACCAGCCAACGATTGCAGTGGATTAAGACGGGCGTTACGCTCTGCCTGATAGCGGTTAAACGCGTTCATGTACTCCTGCGACGCTAGGTCTTGACCGTATCGTTGAGCACCTCTTAACATGCCACCTGACAACAAGCCACCTCGTGCTGCGGCTGACCGCTCTAGCGCCTTCATACCTTCTTGCATACGAAACGCGTAACCT